TCAGATGTTACAAAAAGAAACGCCAACGGACAGACTCGTTCGGGACTCTATAGTTTGTTCATTCCTATGGAATGGAATTACGAAGGATACATCGATGCTTATGGCTTTCCTGTCTTCGAAACGCCTACTAAAAAAACATATGGCCCGCATGGAGGCATAATAAAAATTGGTGTAATAGAGTATTGGGATAATGAAGTAGAAGGTCTTAAGGAAGATCAAGACGGATTAAATGAATTTTATAGACAGTTTCCACGTACTACTAAGCACGCGTTTAGAGATGAGTCTAAGATGTCTTTATTTAATCTAACTAAAATATATCAACAAATAGATTACAATGAAGGTTTAGAAAGACAAAGCGTTATATCAAGAGGTAATTTTCAATGGGAAGATGGAATACTAGATAGTAAAGTTATATTTATGCCAAACAATAACGGTAGATTTTATATATCATGGGTGCCACCAGTTAATTTACAAAATCAAATATTTGTAAGAAACGGAATGAAATACCCAGGCAATGATCACATGGGTGCTTTTGGCTGTGATAGTTATGATATATCAGGTACGGTTGATGGTAAAGGATCTAACGGTTCTCTACATGGTTTAACTAAGTTTAGCATGGATGAAGCTCCTTCTAATATTTTCTTTTTAGAATATATAGCTAGACCACAAACTGCTGAAATATTTTTTGAAGATGTATTAATGGCTTGTATATTTTACGGCATGCCTATACTAGCAGAAAATAACAAACCTAGATTACTGTATCATTTTAAACGTAGAGGTTATAGAAAGTACGCAATGAACAGACCTGATAAAACAGATTTTAAATTATCTATAACAGAAAGAGAAATAGGTGGAATACCTAATTCAAGCGAAGACATTAAACAGGCTCACGCAGCAGCTATAGAAACTTACATAGAACATCATGTTGGTGACTTAGGAGAAAAGTGGGGAACAATGTATTTTCAAAGAACCTTAGAAGACTGGGCTTCATTTGACATTAATAATAGAACAAAACACGATGCATCTATAAGCTCGGGACTTGCTATAATGGCTTGTAATAAAAATAAATATAGACCAGTAAACGAAATAATTAGGGAAAAGGTTTCTTTAGGTTTTTCAAAGTATAATAACAAAGGAGATTCTTCCAAAATAATAAAATAAATGATTCAAGGTAATTACAATAGTGGTTTTCCTAGTCAGGTAGTACCTGATGAAGAGAAAATGAGTTGGGAATACGGAACGCGTGTAGGCCGAGCTATCGAATACGAATGGTTTAGAAGCAATCGTGGAGGTGATAGATTTTCTATGAACTTTGTTCAATACAATAACTTAAGATTATACGCTAGAGGAGAGCAGTCTATACAAAAATATAAAGACGAATTATCTATTAACGGTGATTTATCTTATCTTAATTTAGACTGGAAACCAGTACCTATTATATCTAAATTTGTAGATATAGTTGTTAATGGTATGTCTCAAAGAGATTATGATGTTAAAGCTTATGCTCAAGATCCTGAGTCTCATAAAAAAAGAACTGACTACGCTGAAGGATTGTTAAGAGATATACAAGCAAGAAGTTTTTTACAAAAAGCTCAATCAGAACTAGGTTTAGATTTGTTTAGTACAGATGCTCCAGAAAACTTACCAGAAAACAAAGAAGAATTAAGCTTACATATGCAACTTAGCTATAAGCAGTCAATAGAGATAGCAGAAGAAGAAGCTATATCTAATGTCTTTGCTCAAAATAAATATCCTGAAGTAAAAAAAAGGATGTTATACGACTTAGTTGTACTAGGTATTGGTGCTATTAAAACTAATTTCAATAGATCAAACGGTATAACAGTAGAGTATGTTGACCCTGCTAATTTAGTTTATTCTTATACAGACGATCCAAATTTTCAAGATATTTATTATGTTGGTGAAGTTAAGATGATTCATTTGTCAGAACTTAAAAAACAGTTTCCTGACTTAACGGATGATGAATTAAAGAAAATTGAAGACTTTCCAGGAACTCAAAACTATTTAAGAAACTGGAATCAAAGTGATGATTATGTTGCTGTAATGTTTTTTGAATATAAAACATATAGCAATCAAGTATTTAAAATAAAAAGAACTGATCAAGGATTAGAAAAAGCTTTAGAAAAGCCAGACACTTTTGCGCCACCGCCTAATGATAACTTTGAAAGAGTATCTAGATCAATTGAAGTATTATACAGTGGAGCTAAAGTATTAGGCATAGACAATATGTTAGCTTGGAAAATGTCTGAGAACATGACTAGACCTATGTCTAACATGACTAAAGTAAACATGAATTATCAAATCTGTGCACCTAGAATGTACAGAGGTAAAGTAGAATCTATTGTTAGTAGAATAACAGGCTTTGCTGACATGATTCAATTAACTAGTTTAAAGCTACAACAAGTTATATCACGAATGGTGCCTGACGGCGTGTTTGTTGATGTTGACGGTTTAGCTGAAGTTGATTTAGGCAATGGTACAAACTACAATCCTCAAGAAGCATTAAACATGTACTTTCAAACAGGTTCCATAGTAGGTAGATCGCTTACACAAGATGGAGATCCTAACAGAGGTAAAGTACCTATACAAGAATTAAATAGTTCTAGTGGACAAGGCAAAATACAAAGTTTAATACAAACTTATCAATACTATTTACAGATGATAAGAGATGTAACCGGGCTGAATGAAGCTCGTGATGGAAGTATGCCAGACAAAGACGCTTTAGTAGGACTACAAAAGATGGCCGCTAACGCATCCAATACAGCTACTAGACATATATTACAATCTTCTTTATATCTAACAGTTAAAGCTGCTGAAAATATATCTTTAAGAATTGCAGATGTATTAAGTTTTGATCTATTAGCTGACTCTTTAAAGAAATCTTTAACAAGTTTTAACGTAGGAACCTTGTCAGAGATGCAAGATATAAATTTATTTGACTTTGGTATATACTTAGAACTAGAACCAGACGAAGAAGAAAAAGCACAGTTAGAACAAAACATACAAATTGCCTTACAAAGTGGTGGTATTAATTTAGAAGATGCTATAGACATTAGACAAGTTAAAAACCTTAAACTAGCTAACGCTTCTTTAAAAGTTAAACGTAAAGAAAAACAAGCGTATGACCAAAAAGTAGCTCAGCAAAATATACAAGCTCAATCACAAGCTAATATACAAGCTCAAGAAGCTTCTGCTATGTACGAAGTTCAAAAGAACGAAGCTATGGCCGCGTCTAAGTTACAGATAGAGCAAGGTAAAGCAGGTTTTGAAATACAAAAACTAGAGAAAGAAGCTCAAATAAAGAAAGAGTTAATGGAATTAGAATTTCAATATAACTTAAAACTAGCCCAAATGGAAAAAGAAAAAATGGGTGAAAAAGAAAGAGAAATAGAAGATCGTAAAGATCAAAGAACACAATTGCAAGCAACACAACAAAGTGAAATGATTGCACAAAGAAAAAATAATCTAGCACCAGTAAACTTTGAGTCTACTAATGATGGATTAGGAGGATTAAGTCTAGAGTCTTTTACTCCTAGATAGTCCTAATTATTAATTTTATATTATTATATTATGTCAGAAACAATTGAAACAACAAGTCCTGAGGCGGCTAAACCAGTACCCTCAGAAGGAGGTAACATGAAAATGAAACCTAAAATGAAAAAGTACAACTCTATTAAGAACGAACCCTATAAAGTAGACATGGCCAAGACTGCAGAGCCGGCGGCTAATGACGAGATTACTAAGGTAGACTTAAGCAAAAAAACAAAAGACGATGCCATTCAAATCGGAGAAACAGAGAAAGTGGTTATGGGCGAACAAACCGGAGATAGCGCTAAAGTGGACAAACAAGTACCAGAGTCCAGCCAAGCTATTGAAGAATTTACACAAATCCAAGAAGTAACTGAAGAAATTAAAAAAGAAATTAAAGAAGTTAAGTCTGAAGTAAAAGAAGCTATTAGAGATGAAAAAGTTTTAGGTAAACAATTACCTGAAAATGTAGAAAAGCTAGTTAATTTTATGGAAGAAACAGGTGGTACTGTTGAAGATTACGTTAGATTAAATGCTGACTATTCTAAAATTGATGGACAAACTTTGTTAAAAGAATATTATAAAAAAGCAAAACCACATCTTGATGATGAGGAAATAGGATTTATCATGGAGGAGAATTTCCACTATGACAAAGAAATTGATGATGAGCGAGACATCAAACGAAAAAAACTCGCTCTTAAAGAAGAGGTTGCAAAAGCTCATGGCTTTTTAGAAGACTTAAAGGGTAAATATTACGACGAGATCAAGTTGAGACCGGGCGTTACTCAAGAGCAACAAAAAGCTACGGACTTTTTTAACCGACATAATGAAAATCAAAAATTAGTACAGCAACAACATGAGGACTTTAAAGGTCGTACACAAGATTATTTTTCAGATGAATTCAAAGGTTTTGATTTCGAAGTGGGAAATAAAAAATTTAGGTATGGCGTAAAAAATCCTAACGAAGTTGCTAACGAACAAAGTAACTTATCCAATTTTGTTAAAAAGTTTTTAAACGAAGACGGAAGTGTGAGCGATCACAAAGGTTATCACAAAGCTATGTACGCTGCTAAGAACGCTGATACAATAGCACAACATTTTTACGAGCAAGGCAAGGCCGATGCTGTTAAAGACGTTGTGTCAAAATCTAAAAATATTAATAACGAAGCTAGGTCAACACCTAATGGAGATATTTTTATAGGTGGATTAAAAGTTAAAGCAGTTAGTGGTGCAGATTCTCATAAATTAAGTATAAAAAAAAGAAAATTTAACTAATTATTAAAAATTAACAATTATGGGAATATTAAGTCCTCAATTTGGTAGTTTGGTGCCTTCACAAGCACAACAAACGTTGGCAAACAACTACCTACAATTTAACACTGCTGGTGGAAATGATTTCGCTCAGCAGTATTTACCAGAAATTTATGAAGCTGAAGTAGAAAGATACGGTAATCGTACTGTCGGTGGTTTCTTAAGAATGGTAGGCGCTGAAATGCCAATGACTTCTGATCAGGTAATCTGGTCTGAGCAAAATAGATTACACATCGCTTATGATGGTGTAACAATAACTAATGCTACAACAATTACTTTACCTGCTGGCGTAACAAACGTACTAGCTCCTAACATGACTGTGGTAATAATGGATCCAGCTAGCCCTGCTTCTGTTGTTCACGCTATAGTTGGAAACGGTGCTGTTCAAACAGGGAATCAAACTGCTACAGTTTTTCCTTACGTTGCTGCTAACCTTAACGGTTTAGGAATTGGAAATACTGCATGTAAACTATTTGTTTATGGTTCTGAATTTGCAAAAGGTACTGCTGGTTCTACTGAAAATGTACAACCTTCATTTACTCAATTTTCTAATTCACCAATCATAATCAAATCTAACTACCAAATCAATGGTTCTGATACTGCTCAAATTGGGTGGGTTGAAGTTGCTGCTGAAGACGGTACTGCTGGTTTCTTATGGTATTTAAAAGCTGAAGGTGAAACAAGATTACGTTTCGAAGATTACTTAGAAATGAGTATGATTGAAGGTGAACTTGCTGTAGCTGGTTCTGGTTTCGTTGCTAATCAAGGGTTAATACCTGGATTTGGTGGAGCTGCTGGTCCTGGTGGAGCTGCAATTGCTGCAAAAGGTACGCAAGGTTTATTCTCTGCAATAAACACTAGAGGAAATGTAATGGCTGGATACGGCGGATCTTTACAAGACTTTGATGCTGTACTACAAAACTTAGATTCTCAAGGAGCTATTGAAGAAAACATGCTTTTCTTAGATAGAGCTACAGAATTACAGTTTGACAATATGCTAGCACAACAAAATTCTTACGGAGCTGGAGGTACATCTTACGGTGTATTTGAAAACTCTGAAGAAATGGCGTTGAACTTAGGATTTTCTGGATTCAGAAGAGGTTCTTATGACTTCTACAAGACTTCATGGAAATATCTAAATGATGCTTCTACAAGAGGTGGTTCTGGTAACTTCACTGGCGGTGACAACATCGATGGTGTATTAGTACCTGCAGGAACAACTACTGTTTATGACCAATTACTTGGTACAAACATACGTAGACCGTTCTTACACGTACGTTACAGAGCTTCACAAGCTGACGATAGAAGAATGAAATCTTGGATCACAGGATCTGTTGGTGGTGCATTCACTACAACAAATGATTTCATGCAAGTATCTTTCTTATCTGAAAGATGTTTAGTGACACAAGCTGCGAATAATTTCGTATTATTTACTGCTTAATATTTATTGTAATATTTACCCTCGTAAAAACTACGGGGGTAATTATTACTCTTATTTTTTTAACTATTTAATTATATTATATTATGTCTAAGACAAAAGAAACAAAAATGCCTCATCCAGAAGATGGATGGGAAGTAAAAGATAGAAATTACTTTCTTATCGGAAGAAATAGACCAATCACTTATACAGTAACTTCTAAACATAGTCAAAAATATCCTTGCCTATGGTTTGATGAAGAAAAAGGTATTCAAAAAGCTATAAGATATGCAACCAATCAAAACTCTCCATTTGTAGAAGATCAAAAAGGAGAAGTTACATTAGAGCATATAGTTTTTAAAGACGGTAGTTTGTTTGTTCCAAAAGAGAAACAAAATTTACAAAAATTATTATCATTATATCACCCAGGTAGAAACAAAAGATTTGCAGAACACAAACCTGTTATGCAAGCTGCTAATGATTTGTACGATTTAGAATTAGAAATAGAAGCATTAAACCACGCTAGAAGTTTAGACGTTGATAACGCTGAAGCTATTTTAAGAGTACAAGAAGGAAGCAAAGTGTCAACCATGAGTTCTAAAGAAATCAAAAGAGACGTACTGTTGCTAGCTAAAAATGACCCTAAGTTGTTTATTGAATTAGCTAAAGATGACAATGTTCAATTAAGAAACTTTGGTATTAAAGCTGTTGAAGCTGGTATCATTAATCTTACTTCTGATAACAGAGATTTCAAATGGGCAAGTAATGGTCGTAAACTTCTAACAGTACCTTTCGAGGAACATCCTTACTCAGCATTAGCCGCTTGGTTTAAAACTGACGAAGGTTTAGATGTTTATAAAACTATAGAGAAAAAACTCTCTTAACCTGTAATACTAATATAAGGCTCGTTCACTCGGGCCTAATATTATAACAAAAAAATACAAATGGCAATAAACGTAAACACTGTATACAAAACAGTATTATTAATACTTAACCAACAGCAAAGAGGTTACATGACACCAGATGAGTTCAACAAAGTTGGAACGCAAGTTCAACTTAATATGTTTGAGAACTACATGAGTGATCTTAACCAACAGATACGTACGCCACAAAATGATAGCGAATATGCTAACAGAGTAAAAAACATTGATGAAAAAATTGATGTCTTTAAAAAAATAGGTGTCCCTCTTTATGACACTTTAAATAATAATTTCAAACTTCCTACAGCAACAACAACACCTGACTTCACTCAAACTATACCCAATAACGGAGGACTTGTTTATTCGACCACTGACACGGTAGTTCAATTTGGTAAACAATGGAGAGTAACAGCCGGAGGAGTTCAAGTATTTGATTTTACTTTTACTGATACGGTCGCTGGTACTACTTTTACATTTACTAGTGCGCCAGCTGGTGCTGTAGTATTCCAAGCTTATGTAATGGATTTTTATAGATTAGGTACCGTTATTTATAATGACTCTACGGAAGCGCAAATGATGAATAGAAACGAATGGTATCAAATTAAAAAAGCACCACTTGTAGCACCAACAACTTCACAGCCTGCTTTTTTGTACGAACAAGAAAGAATATATTTGTATCCAACAACAATAACTACAGCTGTTCAAGTTTCTTATATTAAAAAACCTTCTGATGTTTTATGGGCATATAGCCAAGGAGCTTTAGGTCAGTTTGTTTACAACGAACAACAGTCTACTCAGTTTGAATTACATCCATCAGAGCAAACAGAGATTATATTAAAAATACTAATGTACGCTGGCGTTATTATACAAGACCCAACAATAGTACAAATTGC